CTGTGATGCAGCCGGCCGGAACGTTGTTGCATTAAGAGACATTTGCAACGTCTTGGCGACAACCTTTTGGGACAAAAAGCTTATGCTAACAGGTCGTCTAGTCTTGCGCTGTGCATTCAGAAAGACTAGGGTGGTAACCTTAGCCCTGGCCCTCGCTAGAATAACCCTTTTATTTAGATGATACAAAGATTTAATAGAATAGGAGCGTACATGGTGCAAGCAGCGCACTATGTGCATGCCGTAATTGCAAATCCTCGCATTGATGTAGACAGTCCGAGGATTGAGAGGGCGGTACACGTAGGCATGGTCTTGTCAACTGTGGCTATTCAAGTGTACACTCTGAGACAACTCTACAGAGCATATCAGCGAACTCGACCCTTGAGTCGCGATTTGCCCACCTTGCTGCAAACTGTCCAACTCATTGACGGAGAGGAGTTACCTCATGCGGCCTAGGACAATGGGGCGTTACTTTCAGTAGTTCGCCCTATTGTTCATGGTTATGTGGGACATGCTCTTCCTGAGAGGGTCAGTCTTCAAGCGCTCGTGGCTAAGGTTAAAGCTCGTGTTGGCACTCCGGTGCTGAATACTGCAAATTTAGCTACTGTGCGGCATAGGCTGATCCAGGAGTCCGAGGGTATGATCAAAGAACTCGCGGTTTATAACCACTCAGTGAGAGAAATTGATCTCTATCATTTGATTAGAGATGCTCTCCCTTTGGTGTTTGTACCCGATGAGAGAGAGATCATACTCAACAGCTTGCTTAATGATTCCATATATAGAAGCAATCTGTGGTCCCTTTATCGGACTATCTGCCAAATGTTTGGAAAGTGGGTGCCCAGGTCATTACCTGAACGCATTGACCTGTATCTCAGACCCGAGGCTTAGAGAGGCCCGCAGTATAAGCATGGAATCTCTACATCATTCAATGAGGTGTTGCCGGCATTGACTGGTGGGGAGAAGCTGGTGTTACATGTTAAAACTGTGGGAGTACCTAAGCTAAGGAAACTGCATACCTTCACTCCGTGGGGAAATGGTGTGCAATTCGACGTCCACAATGCTGATGTGCATACAGCGTATCGAGGTTTGGTTACTCGAGTCTTTTATTCCAAAGATGAGTTTGGGAATTGGTTGTCGAGACCCAAACAAGTCCAGTACCAAGTGGTTAAAAGATTGTTACGTCATGTTAAGAAACAATTCTTTAAGGTAGTGCACTATGCTTCCCCTATAACTCCCGAGCAATTCGTGAACCATTATAGAGGTCGCAAACGTAAGATCTACCAACGAGCATTGGAGTCCCTTCTGATACGTGACATACAAATCATCGACTCTTACCTCAGTACGTTTGTAAAAGCCGAAAAATTAAATACTACCGCGAAAGGTGACCCTGACAATCATGATCCAAGAGTCATCCAGCCCAGAACGCCACGGTATAATTTGATGCTCGGCTGTTTCATCAAGCCCATTGAACACCTTATTTATAGAGCGATTGATGAGATGTGTGGAGGCCCCACTGTGATGAAAGGTTTGAATGCTGATCAAAGAGGTGCTGCTATTGCAGATGCCTGGCATTCTTTCCGGAATCCAGTCGCAGTGGGGGGTGACGCTCACAGGTTTGATAAACATGTGAACGTAGGTTGTTTGCGGTTTGAACATTTAATCTATAACATCATGCATGGATTTGACCCTGTTCTCGTTAGGCTACTTCGGTGGCAGTTGCGACAACATGGTTTTGTATACTGTGCGGATGGTACCATTAGATATGTTGTTGATGGCAGGAGATGTTCTGGCGATATGAACACAGCATTAGGAAATGTACTCCTGATGTGTTTTATTTCTTTCGCCTACATCTTGAACCACCAATTGCATGTCCGTCTTATAGACGATGGTGATGATTGCTTGTTCATATGCGAGGAGGAGACCCTAGGAGCCTTAACCGGACTGGTTGATTGGTATGATCAGTTTGGGATGGTTTTGGCCTTAGAGCAACCAGTGAGACAATTGGAGCACGTTGAGTTTTGTCAAAGTCACCCAGTGCAGGTTAATCCCGGCATTTGGAGGATGGTCCGTGATCCCCGGATAGTCCTAGACAAAGATCAAATTTCAGTTAAGCCCATCCAGAATAGGCATGATTATGATTTTTATCGTAAAGCAATTTCAGATTGCGGTCTTGCTTTAGCTGGTGACTTACCAGTGTTCTATGAGTTTTATCAGATGTTGGGGCGTGGCGCTGTGGTTAAGCGCAACAGGGACCAACATTATGAAACTGGCATGCAATTCTTGGCGCATGGAATGGAGAAGAAGTACTCCCCACCTTCCATAACGGCAAGGATCTCCTTTGCATTTGCTTTCGACATCACTCCAGACGAACAACAATCGTATGAAGCGGTTTATCGGGACTTACATCCCGAATGGACTTCACCGCAACATGTTCAAAGCTTCACTGAGCTAATCAGTGTCACCTCTTAGGCAAGGAGGTGAAGGGTCGTGGACCCCCCGTGGCAACGGTTCATGCATGGGGTCTTGACAGGATATTAGGGAGTGTGACGGAGCTGGGTGAAACACACACACCAGTGTAATTGGAGCAGTTAGTACAAGCCGTAAGGTCTTACTCAGGTTCAATTGCATTGGGTGCCACTCAGTACCTGATTCCTATCGACCAAATTGGTTGTTTTCCAGACGTAAAATTTTCCAAGCTAACCAAAATGCCAAGAGACTGCACGGATCCGCAGCTGTCAAGATGAACAGTCCCCGTGTTCATAGGGCATCCCATACTATGAACAAAACGAACAAGAACAAGAACAATAATAAGAAGAGTAGAGGTGGACCTATCGCCGCCGCATATACGGTGGTTAATACCCCCTTTTCGAAGGGGGCACGAGCAGAGGTCGGGAAAGACGTTGTGGTATCTGAGGTGGCAGGATCTGTCAACTTTGCCGCAATTGACTATGCCATTAATCCTGGACTGGAGCATATCTTCGGTTCACTATCCAAAGAAGCAGCGCGATTTGACCGGTACGAGATTATATCATTGGAGTTTCACTTTATTGGAACCACGGTAATTTCTACGACAACCGGGCAAATTGGTCTGGCATTTGATCCAAATGCTAATTCGGATGCTCCTACCACTCAAGCTGAGTTTTCAGCATATGAGTGTTCGATCATCTCTAGCGTTTATCGGCCAGACGGGCTCATTCTCCGTGTCCCTCAATCAATGTTGAGGGGGATGCGGTTTATCCGAAATGGACAAGTTGGAAGTGATCTGAGCCTTTATGACCCAGGGCGTTTGGTGGTTATGACCCGTAACGAGGCAGGAACAACAGCCATCGGTTATGTGGAAGCACAGTATCGTGTGCGATTTCATAATTACCATTTGAGACCCGGTTTGGCATTATCCCAAAGATGCATCCAATTCTTTAAGTCGAGCGCTCAAGCATATGTCAGTACAGTAGGAGCTAACTTCCTATTTGACAGTGTTGATGGATCTCCCTCGCTTTATAGTACATTATCTGCCGGAGTTGTGACGTTGTATCCCGGAAACTACTGGATCTTCTGCACCATTTTCGCCCAGGATGACGCGAACGAAAGTTTTCAGGTCTCTGCGGCAATTACAAAGGGTGGTGCTAGTTACAGTGGTGGACTACAGAGCCTCGTCACAGGAGCTGCCGGCGCACATGCATTAACCGTCCAAGCCATACTTAGTGGTGAGGCGGAAATGACCATTGCTCTGCACATGACAATGATCGGAGTTGCAGGAACATTGACTGCTACCGGTGGACGATACACCATCATGAATGTGTTGGCGGTGTAAACTCACTCTTCTAAGGCGTTTAAGGACACCTAACCGGTGTCGCCTTTTACAACAAGTTTATCCTATTCGAGGATCGTGAGTGTGGTGTCGGAAAACTTCACCACAGGGCGGCTAAATTTGGAGCAGAAACCTCCTTGCCCTTTCAACCAATGTGATGACTAACATTAGAGTCTTGCTAGCAACTTTGCAATGTTTGTAGGTTAAAATCCTTGATCCTAGGTGGGGAAACCGTGACAAACGTTAAACCAAAACCAGCA